ACATATGTACTCATAAAAATATCATAAACCTTAAATAAAGATAATCTATGGATAATATGATAAAAATATCTGAATTACAGAAAGCTTATGAGCTTGATGACAATGATGTTTTTATTGTTAATCAAGAAAATCCTGTAAACAAAGTCTTAGAAACACGTTATACAACAACTAGTGATATATCAAAATATATTGAAGGTATTGTTAATAAGTTGCTACAGACTCAGATACCTGTAGGGTGCATGAAGATATATGCCGGCAAAATAACTCAATTTGATAAGTTGGATGGTTGGTTATTGTGTAATGGACAAACTGTTTCGCGTGTTAGGTATGCAGCTTTATATAAGGTTATAGGTGGTATATATGGCCCTGTAACTGCTGAAACATTTACGTTACCAGATTTAAGAGGTAATGTACCTTTAGGATACTGTGGTGTTAATGATCAACCAATTATCTTGGGAGAAACGGGTATTAAAGTATCCTTAGCAGAAAATGGTGGTGAATATCGTCATCGATTAACCGAGAGTGAATTAGCTTCACATACACACAGTGATACTATTGGACATACTCATGATTATATGGATTTAACAAAATTCAACTGGTGGAAAAATGACGGCGGCACAAATACAGCCACTACACCAGAGAATAAGCCTATTGAAAAAGAAGTAGCAAATCGTAAAAAAGGTATACGTAATCCCAAGTATGATGAAAAAACAACCGCTTCTACAATTATTGCATTAACTAATACTGGTGGTAATATGCCGCACAATAATATACAACCTTACTTGGCTGTTAATTATATTATAAAATATTAAGAGAATAGAGCTGCTTTATATATAGCTAAAATATCAAAATCAGATATCCCTTTCTCTCTTAAAAATGTTTCAATACATTCGGGTGATGAAGCCATATAGATAGATTTGAATAAAATTTCATTAGCTAATCCTTTACTTATTAAATACTGCAATGTATTAATTTTTAATTTTTCTATTGGGTTCAATGAATCTTGTATTGATACAACGGTTTTCGGTAACTCTGCTACTAATCCCAAGTCTTCTACATAAACCGAGTAAGTAGATTCTTTTTCTGCGAGAATATAACCTTCATACCCATTATATTTTAATATTTCTCCAGAGGAACAATTAGCAGGATCTACCTTCAATTTGACTCTAACTAATTGACTGTCTTTGAGACTATTCTCAATAACCTTATTAAAACGCTTCATGTTTATATTTATGATTTTTATTAAATATGTGTAATGGCTGATATTCCTGTTAAAATTTCAGAGTTAGATAAATCATATGGTTTATCAGCTAATCCAATATCTATATTAATCAATCAAAGGAATGATAATAATGTTTTTGAGACAAGATCGCTACCTTTATCTGTGCTCTCTCAAGTAGCTAAGGAAGAAGCAAAAAAGATGTTAATTGGATTTATTGAGACGGGTACAATCATTCCATTTGCTGGCGGGGTTTTGGGTCAGGAATCAATAAAAGGATGGCTCTTATGTAATGGCAGACAAGTAAGAAAAAATGAATATCCTGATTTATGGAATAAAATAGGTGAAACATATGGTCCCGCTGATAATGATGTATTTTCATTGCCTGATTTAAGAGGTAGAATAGAAATGGGATATTCGCACACCGAAGAATCTTATGAACCAAATTTTGGAAATTGGATAGAAGGTGAACAGCTTTATTTGGGAGAAGGTAATAACGCAAATTATCCAGATAAAGGAATGTTCAATGTTCAATTAAAGGGAGAAGACATACAAGATCATAGACATATTGTACCACCGCATAAACATAAAATTTTTAATTATGCTAATATGGCTGATTATAATTATAGAAAAATGTTCTATGGTTTGGGGGGCTGGCAGGCATATAGTTATAGAATAGGAAACAAATTGATTATTTCTCCTTCAATAAATTGGATTACATTATTCGGATTATCACCAGAATCATATAATGTTGATCATATTTTATTTGGTGTCGGTGGTGCGCAATATGGATTAATATCTAGTAAAAATTACGAAAAAATTCTATACAATAGAATGAATTATAAATCATATTTTCCGGACAGAATTAAAGCTGTAAAAAACTATATAATTAAGAATCCAATAAGAACTATTCTAACTTATAATAAAGAGTTTATCGATCAAATAAAAGAGAGAAAGAAAATAATTGATCCTTTTATAGACCCAAAATTTGACAATCTAACAAAGGTAGATGGTTCTGGAGTAGGTAAAATAGGTGGTGATCAATTCCATTTAAATATACAGCCCAACGCTGCAATGAATTTTTTAATTAAATACTAAAATGGAAGATCAATTACCTATCTCTAATTTAAAAAAAGCATTTTCACTTCTTGGAGATGAAGCTTTTGTTGTTAATCAGGTCAATCCAGTTGATAAAAAATTAGAGACAAGATATACACCACTCGAGGATATAATGACGTATATAAAATCAGAAATTAAAGAATCATTGGATGAGGTGATGCCGGTGGGTTCAATAAAGTCTTATACAGGAAAAGTAGCAAATGTTGATAGTATACCGGGATGGTTATTGTGTAATGGTAATATGGTATCTAGAACAAAATATAAAAAGTTATATGATGTTATAGGTAGTTTATATGGTCCTGTTGCAGCAGAATCGTTTGCTTTACCAGATTTGAGAGGCCGTGTTATAATGGGGTATTGTAATGGTACGTCGCCACTTAAACCCCGATTTGGTAATTGGAAAGAAAACCAAAGCATAACATTAGGAAAAAATAATCAATCTAATGGAGTATTTTATCATCAATTAAATCAATCTGAATTGCCGGCACATACACACCCAAACAATCATACACATCAATATTTTAATATAGCACATCTAGATCATACGTATATCGATATGTATCAAGCTCAAGGTAATTACTCTAGAGGCACTGCAGTGATTTCGTTTGCGCCAGGAGATAAGGCTGCAAAAGCTATAGAAGAATCTAAAAACAATAGTTCAACATTCTCTCCGGATGTTTCAGCATATATTGGTGAAACTAGTGAAGGCGGTGGATATACCGGTACGGCGGGGTCTAATGCACCACATAATAATATGCAACCATACGTGACAGTGAATTATCTTATAAAATATTGATATCAAACGAAACCATTTTATAATGGTTTAATGTCTAAACTAGGTAATAAATTATTGACAAGAGCTAATGGTAATCTTCCATTAGATGAATCTGATAAGAAAAATATTATTGAGAAAGCAGCTGCAGCCTATGCACAATTCTTAGATGCATTGCAATTTGATTGGAAAGCGGATACTAATAGTGCTGATACACCTAGACGTGTAGCTAAAGCATTTGTTAATGATCTTATTTCTGGATGTTATAATGAAGCACCAAATATCACTGCATTTGATAATGAAGATGGATATGATGGTATGGTTTGTCAAAACAATATCAAAGTAACTTCTCTATGCTCACATCATCATGCAGCATTTACTGGAGTAGCTCATGTTGCTTATATTCCATCACCAGAAGGTAAGGTTATTGGATTATCAAAATTAAATCGTATTGTTGATTGGTTTTCTAGGCGACCACAGATTCAAGAAGGATTAACTTCACAAATTCATGACTATGTTAATTCAATCTGCGAAGGTAATAAAGGTGTTTCAGTATTAATTGAATGTAAACATACCTGTTGTTCAAATAGGGGCATTAAACATGATTCTACTATGAGAACAGCAAAGATGTCTGGTGCTTATATGGATAATGGAAACAATGCTCGAGCCGAATTCTATAAGTTTGTTGAATTCTCTCAAACCCGTTAAGCAGCATTACTGGTACCACCTGTACTAGTAATATTCGTAGGAGGTAATGCCGGAGCAATATTGCTTGCGGCATTATTTTTTTGTCCTTGTTGTAATTTTCTTTTTGCTACTTCGATAATCTTTTTTTGTTGATCTAGCGGTAGTGTTTTCCATGTATTTGCATCAACAACTTTTTTCATTTGATTAAATTTACCAAGTTCATTCTGAAGCTCAGGATCTTGTTTAAGCATTTCAGCAGCTGCTGCTTTATGTTCATCATTGTTATCCAAATCTAATGATCCCCCAGATAATCCCGGTGTAGGTGTTTCAAATAAATAAGCCTTTAATAGATCGTTACATAATGAATCAAATGATTCTCTGACATTAATATTAAGTGCTGTTAAATGTTTTTGGGCTTCTGTTTTGGTTTTATGGGCCTTAAGGTTTTTCTTTTTACCTGTTTTTGCATTAACAACAAAATATCCGGATCCTTGTTTTTTAATTTTATAAGGCATATTAAACTTCACCTCCAGGTAAAAGATCTTTTACTTTTCTTTGAATTTCATCTAATTTTTCTCGTGTAGCTGATTCAGTATCAGTTACGCTAGCTGTATCAATAATTTCTTGTAATTTATCACCTAAAACGTCACCTTTTGTTGAATTTAATTCACTGGCAAATGTTTGTCTTAATATACCTACAACATCCCTAATCATATCTAGCGACCCTTTAATGATTAAAGAAACCTTAGAATCAGTATCTTTTTTAAGAATATCTATTTCATCGGGTTCAGCTGCTTTTGGTTCTGCAGGAGCAGGTAAAGCTGCATCCGGTTGTGAAATTGGTTGTGGCATGGGTAATTCAGCCTCACCATAAAGCTTTAATTTTTCATTTACTAGCTGTGTAAATTTCATGAAGTTTATTTATGATAATGTCATTCTCAATTGTTGATCATTATCTAGAGATTTTGATAAGTGATAAAATCCACCTTCTTTTAAAAATTTTTTAATGTTATAAATTTTATTAGAAGTAATATTACAGCGTTGCAAATTACGTTTTATATCTAAGAGATCAGTAGTCTCAAGATTATTAATACTATTATAATTAATATAACAAATTTTGAATTTTCGTAATACCTTATTAATTATAATATCTATATCATTTAAATGGCAACTATCTAAAATCTGTAATTGTAAATTATTATAATTTAATACAATTTTCTCAGACTGAGGATTTTTAATATATTGTAAAATATTATTAATAATAAAATGTGTTATTAATCGTTTACAGTCACGAGATTTAAAATTAATAATAATATTGTTATTATGGAAATATTTAAATATATCAAGTTCAGCAATATTAATAATATTAATTAAGTTATATATTTTAATATTATATTCACTATATGTTACACTCTCTATCATCGAACCTCTATTATAGTTAGATCAAGAGTCTAATTATCAACCCGGTATTTTAAACTTTTCTTTTAATTTTACCAATTCTCAGGTTAATGATACCATTATAATATTCATCACTCATGAGGACTTCTCTATCAAATTGTTCTTTGGCTTCATAATAAGCTAATTCACTTTTACTATCACAGAACCGAATTATCTCAAATTTAAATTTATCTTTACCAAATTTTTCTATATCACTTAAAAGTTCATTAGATGAAGACATATATTCTTTCCAATCTGTTTCGATAATAAAATGTCTTTTATTCTTTTTACCTTTTAATGGTTTTAATTTTTTAACAGTCTGCATTTGTTTTTTACCAATATATTTCTTATTAGAGACTGTGTTGGTTATTAGATATACAAAACCATAGGCAGAAACAAACGGAACAGTACTTTCCCAGTGTCCAATATCCATTATAAGGTCCTTTTGAGGTTTCTTCTCTGGAATCGCGTTTTGCGCCTTTTACGCGCGCCTAATGGCTTAGCTATTACTGTGCTGCCTGGATTATAAAAATCTTTATTACCTACAGCACCACCCATGTTTGTCTCAGAACCAGGTCCTAGGACATCAGCTGACATCATTTCTAATAATTGACGATATAGTTCTTCAAAGGACCTTGACATTATTGAATTTTATTTATCATTATTCAATGGAGTTGTTAGATCGTTACATTAAAGAAATT